GCGTCCGCGCTTGCAGCGGCGCGGTTCGCGTTGGCCGTCGCCGCGTTGGCGCTGGACACAGCTTCATCCACCTTGTCCGCCGCCGCGTTCGCGCTTTCGGCGGCTTCGTTCGCGGCGTCAGTGGCTTTCCCGGCGCTGTCAATAAGCGCGGACAACCCCTTTTTGTAGTTACATTCCCCACCGGTTTCGCGTTCTGCAAACAGCAAGCTTGCAGGAAATGTATATACCGTCTGTTCTTCGTCGCTTTGGCTATCAAGGGCCACGATGCAAAGTCGCAACGTTCCACACCCGCCGCCGGCTGTCCATTCAACCGGGAGAAGTATGGACACTGTGCTCCCAACTGGCTGCACAAACTCAGTTGTGTCAAACCCGCTGAACCCGTCAACATATTCAAACCGGTATTTATATTCCGGTTTAATAAGAGAAGCGTCCAGGTTGAACACCACGTTTGTGGCTTTGTGTTCTCCCCGGACGCCTGCGTCCTGCGGCGCGATTGGCTTCACCCCGCTTGGACTGGCTGTATATTCTATTGTCCGAATAGCTGTCACGATAGCGCCCCCTTTAGTAGTCTGTCGATTGCCGTTTCTTCGTAGACGGAACCGGAAGAAACCGCGCCAGTAAGTAGTTGTTCTCTCTGCTGTTTACTGCCATATCCATCCAGTAAAAGAAGTATCCGTTTCTGTTGAGCTGTCACCCCCATATTGTTTAGAAGCTCCTCTTTTTTGCGCTTAAGAGAACCGCTTACCGTATCTCCATTAGATTTTTTATCGGATTTCAAGTCTTTGGCCTGAATGCTATAGAGAAGATATGTAGAGAGCGGAACACCGTTTTTCTTCGCCGCGTCCATGCTTTGGCGCTTTGATGACGGCTCATATTTCACCCCGCGGCTTTTCAACATTTCCTCCTTGGCCAAATCCTTCGCATAGCTGTATACCTCCGAAACAGCATCTGTACGCTGCTCGTCCGTCAGCTTTTTATACTCGGATGAACCCGTCAGCTTGCTTAATAGTTCATAGGAGGTCTTCCCCATTGTCCGCTGGTATTCCGTGTATTCCTCTGCGGTGAGAACATACTTTTCGCCCTGGTTCGTTACGCTTTTTTGAGCAGAAGAAGGCAGGACACTGGAATCTCCCGTTTCTTCATATAGCCTCTCCAACTCCTTTTCCATATAGGACGTTTGCTTTTCGCTGGTATAGCCGGGGCTCAGGAAATTGCTGAATGCTCTTTCCGCAATGTTCCCGGTCGGCTCCTCGCGCCCCCAAGCGTCCACGTATGGTTGTTGTGTTTGCAAAGCACCGGGGATTTTGGATTTGTTTCTCTGCAATGCCATTTGAAGCGAGGGGAAAGCGCTGCCTTGTTCAACATAATTCCGGCGGCGGGTATCGTCTGTGGTTCTGGCTATCTGTCCTAGCAACGTTGGAACCCCCTGCCCCATATAGCTAGCTATGGAATTAAAGATAATGTCTGGAATTTCCTGATTGCTGAACTTCACATTTTCTATAGCTTCTTTTACTCCTTGCAGCATGGACATATTCACCATTGGCTCGGAAAGGTTTGTCAACGATTCCAGCAGCTTGGAAAGCGGTACTTCTCCAGTTTTAGAATCCCGGTATAAATCAACGATTTCAGCGCCAACAAACAAGGGAAGCGCGGCGGGGGCTGCCCAGTCTATCGTGTATGACGTATCCCCTATTTTTAACGCATACTCCTGTTCGCCTTGCAGTTTTGAGAATTGGTCGTCCTTATCGTCCCCAAGTCCACCGGACAACAAACCGGCCGAAGCCAGCCACATGCCCAAAGCCATAACGCCCGTACCTGTAAGCCCGGCGGACAAACTATCGATAAACTCGGCGGCGCCGATTTTCCCGGTCTTCAACTGATAAGCTTTGCGCGTTACCGCGTCTAAAACCCCGGCGGGGCTGTATTCCACGCCACGTTTCAGTATGTTCACAGGGGTCTTTTTAAATGGCAGATTCCCCTCGATGAGAAACTGTGCGGCTTTATGCTGTCTGGACAAGCGATTCAGCGCGGACGCAAAAGCGGATGCATCTGCAAAGGTGGCCTTCTGCGCCTCTCGAATGGCGTAGTTTCGGCCCCTATTCAAGGTTTCCTCGGTAACGGTACTCAGGTCAATTTTATTCGCCGCCAGATATTGCATAAGCGCCCGTTCATAATGGATTTTTTTGAAGGCCAGGTCTTCGGCTTCCAGCAGTTTGGAATTCAGTTTCCCTGCCTTCTCTACCGGCTGCATCAGCTTGGATGTGAACACCTTCTGATTATCCCGTACAACGTCCGCCGGGTTCTTGCCGCCACCTCCGTTTATCACGTCCTTCATTTTCTGAAAGTCCTCGCGGACAAAATCCAGGTATTCACTTCTTTTGGAAAACGGCAAGGCGGAAAGGGCTGTTTTGGTTCTGGCTATCCCCTGACCGCCCGTCGCTTTGGAGGCGGCGTCCACCACGCCCTCTATAGCGCCCGCTAAAAAATCTTTGGTGTAAACAATTGGAGCAAAAGCTGCGTTCCCGGCGATATTCCGAATGTGGGTTCTCGGGTTGCCGAGCATAGCAAGATACCGCCATGCGTTCCATTTGTCCAGCCAGGTAGACGGAACCTGCTCTGCGATGGCAACCAGCCCGTCGTGCATTATCTGGTCAACGGCTTCCGTGTCGCGCGGGTTCACCCTCTGCACTCTGTCGATGATGGTCTCCGGAATTTTAACATTGCTGTCCGGGCGTTCCCTGTTGATGCGGTCGGCTACCTTCTGCAGCGCCATCAGCTGACCCTCTGGCGTCATGCGCTTTAGCATGGACATGGCCTGAACCGCTTGCCCTGCATTAGTGGCGACCGTTGACAATTCGATAATCATCTTGGACGCCAGGGCCGGATCGTTGTTTTTCCCGGCAAGCGTAAGCAGATATTCGCCCAGAGCTACATCATATTTCCCGGGCATGTGATCCCCGTTTACCGCCGCGTTCCACTGCTCTATCGCCTTATCCAGCCCCATGTTTTCGACCGTGCTGACCGCCCGATTCATGGCCTCGTTGTTGCTAATCGGAACATAGGCATAAACGTCATTCATCACGTCCTGAGTAATGCCGTTAATGAAGCTATCCGGAACCTGAGAGGCTTCGGCGGCGGTGCGGACGTATTGGCGGGTGCGTGTTTGGTCGTTGGTCTGCTTTGGAATTTCCACATCACGGGCAGGCGCTTCACCGCGTTTAATAGCGCCATACCGTTCAACCATAGCTTTGATATCGGCTATGGTATCGCCGCTACTTACTCCAATAGAGTGCCGTATATCCGGATCGCCGCTTGGATTAATGTTGTTGGTCAATTTCGCTTGCTCCGGCTCAAAAATCACACATTCTTCCCCGGATACAATCACACCATCATAGCCAAGTGCCTGTAGAGTATCGCTGAATTTTCGATTGCCGAATTTCTTAATGAACTGCAAAAGAGAGGTATCCGGCTTAATTTTGAATGGGATATCAATCCCGGCCCGACGAAATATTCCGGCCACCACATGACAATCGGCGTCATAAGTAGTCCGCAGAGGGTTGGTGATGTTCAGATAGTACGGCTTGGATTTGCTGCCGAATTCCTCTGCAAACGATTGGTCGGTATCGAAATAGAATCCGCTCCCCCATACGCCTGGGTCGTTGGCGCTTCCCTGTTTGGCTTTGTCAAACACGGTAAAATCCGCATCGGTAGCGTGGTACACCACCAGAAGCCGGCCTTCATCGTCTCTGGCTTGGCTTTTTTCAAAATACCGCTCCTGTCCATCCGTCAGTTCTACGCCGTCAGAATTCTCCACCCTTGTTTTTAGGGCGTATCTTCCTGTATCGTACGCCGAATTTTCGGATATACTAGTATTGACGCCATTATGCGTTTGTGGTATAGTGGTGTCAGAAGAACTGCCTGATGCGGCGGCCAGATTAAATCTGGTTTGATCGCGATTACGGGCGGTTCTTTCTATTTTTGTGACATCATAAAACAGCCGCCCCTTATCCGTTACTTTTATTTTCACTTCACCGGAAAACATTTCTCCGCCGACTTCAAAGTTAGTTCTGTATACATCCCACCCGCCGGTTGCCTCTGGATGACGTCCATCATCAGGAACATTTCCGATTTTATCAGACACCGCCAGTAAATTGTCTAGCTCTGTAGACGCGCGCATTTTTGCTGATTTCAATTCGTCTGGCATGCGCCGATTGGCCGGATTGGCATATTCGCTTGCGGATCTTCCGTTTACAAACGCCTTATCGCCGTCTCCAACAGGAAGCACCTTGCCACGAAAAGCGTCCAATATATATTTACGTGCAGTTTCCCTCATTTCTTTGACGGACTTTCCGTTAAAAATTTCTTGGTCTGTATCTACATGTACATATCTTTTCCCGTCCGCATCGTGTTGAATGCTATATTTAGCGTATGATGAATCACTTCCTTCTACAAACGGCTCCATCAAAGCATCATGATACATTCTCTCGGCTTCGGCCATCATCTTTTCATGATTAGTTCCGAATAGCTTCGCCTTCATGGAACGAATCCAATTTAAGATTCGTCTAGCAAGGCTAGGCTTTTCTGCTGACAATTGGCGGATTGCTTTTTCGCTTGTAAATAGATTATCCCCCACATAGTCCGCGACCAATTCCGCCAATGCACCGTTGGAATCTAGTGTCTCTCCGCTCAATCCATAAATCCCGATTTTAGCTTCTATGATTTCGTCAAGGCTCATCCCCGTTTCTTTAACGAGAATATCTGAAACAAACTTTGACAGTTCCGTATATGCCTGTGTGCCCTCCAAACTGTGCGTCAATTCGTGCTTGAGAATGGTCTTCACGGGATTCGGACTATCCGCCGCAATATACAGTGTGCCTGTTTCCGCGTCGTATTTGCCGTTTATTCCTTCGCCAAGCGTCCCCACAAATTCGATGTTGCGCCCGGTCCGTTCGGCAAGTATGGCGGCCGTTTCTATGTCGTTAGGGTTGATATTAAACATAGAGCCAGTTTCGCGCGCTTTTGCCGCTCGGCTTGATTTGGCTTCCTGACTTAAATCTGGTTTTCTGACCTCCTCTTGAGTTTCCGCCTTTCCGTATCCGAACACATCCCGCACGATGGCATCTATATTGTCGGTCGAGCCCTTGGAATCGGCATCAAAAAAAGCAGACCCGGTATTACCGGAATCTGCTCGCTGTTTTAGAATGTTATCCCGATAGGCGGCTGCCTCGTCATAACTCATAACCGGAAGTTTAGTCAAATCGGGAAGATCTCCATATTCGCCGATTCGCCTGGCAACTGTCTGCGCGTCCTCTCCATTATGCACCCAAAAGATAATATCCGGCTGACCGTCCCTAGCGTAATTCCAATCTGTGGGAGCAAATTCCGGGTCAAACGACGTGCGGGCCACCGGAATAAATCCGTGGTTCCAGTACATATCAGACAGCGCGCCATCAAAGTTATCCAGCTTGACCCCACCGTTTTCGAGCGCCGTCAACAGGATGGAATGCACCGCTTTTTTTGCTTTGCCATTCGGGTTTTTGAACACCGACACAATATCACCGTCGGGCGTGACGGCAACACCTGTATTCCCGTCTTCGGATAAAAAAAGCGCATCGTTCGCATACTCCGATACCTCGTGCTGCGTAACAAATGCGCCGTGCATATTATTCTGTTTAGCTCTTCCAATGGCCTGATGAAATCCGTCCGAATCGTTGGTATAGGCGAGCGCAACCGGCGTAATCCCACGCCTCTGGAGAGCCTCTGTTACAGCCAGTCCAACTCCTCGATAATCCGCTCGTCGCTCCATTCCGGGAACCGTTTTCTCCAACTCCGAATCAGTGACTGTGAATATTTGTCCTGGTACTCCGGCATGTCCTCCGGGCGCGTTTTCTTGCTGCGCGTTTTCTCTTCCATCGAGAGAACCCCCTTTTACCGTTTCCATTATATCATCATTTGCGCCATTTGTCCACTGGCCGTTTGCTGATGTATCCGCTCTTTTTGAACCTGTAAAGTCAGTTACTGCCCCAGGCAGGTTCATCAAACCGCCAGATATTGCACCAACCAGCGCGGAATACAATGCATCCTCTGACAAAGGATTTAACTCATTGTTTTCATCTAAAACCGCATTGCGAACAACCGGATCAACTACCGACTGCAAATATTCCTCAAACGCTTCGTCGCCCATGCTTGCGATATATTTTCCGGCAGACTTGAGGCCGGCTTGAACCGTAGGATTTTTTATAGAGGCTTCTATGGTTTTACCCAGCGTCTGCAACGCCGGAACTTTAGCAAGCAATTTGGATGCCCCGCCCTTGCCTAAAGCACCTATACCGCCTAACACATATTGCAAGCCACTCTCTAGTGCGCCGTTAATTCCTGCGTATAGCAACGCCTCATTTTTGCTATATCCTTCTTTTATTGTGTCGCCATAAGCGTTGCCAGCTGTTTGAGCGCCCATCAACGTAGCGCCCGCGACCGGATTCGCGGCACCTAATACGGCAGAGTTGGCCATATTGCCCGCCGAATAAAGCACATCAGACATAACGCCAAGCCCACCAGATAATTCCGGGCGAACATTTGCCTGCGCCTGCTCCATCCAGTTTTTATCAACAATTTTATCGCTTCCGGTCAGCATTTCTAAATACTGTTCAAGACCGGAATTGGCCGCAGACATACCGCCGGTTAAAGCCAGCCCTGCCGCAGATAACACTTTGTCGGCGCCGTCTTTTTTACTAATTTCCTTCGCGATCGTATCGGCCTTTCTTTCCTGAAGCTTTGTGCGTAGGCTTTGCAAATAAGCCTGTGCCGTCTTTCTATCCCCAGAATTCACATAGTAGTTGTAAATAGAGATTTCTAGCGGGGTCATTTCACTAAGCGCATCATTTCTGGTGAAAATAGCCGCGTCAATATCTGCTAAAGTTTGATTTCCATCCCAGTAGCTATTATCATTTAAGTAGTGATAGGCCTTGTTTTGAAAATCGAACCTTTTCCCTGCGTCGCTTTTTTCACTTTTATATTTAGACAGGGTTGCAAAATCCGGGTTGTTCACGACCGATTCAAACGGAGCCGGCGCTAAAGAATCCGCGCTTCCCCCGTTCCGTTCAGTCCTTCCGCCCGAAACTGAAACCATAGCATCCGGCAGAGGCACTTGGTAAGGCTCGGCAGCAGGCAATTTCCCTGTAGATGTAGCAGACACCTTCGTGGTTGTCCCGGTTACGCCTTTGGCGGGCTGCTGGGAAGCGAGTTGCAGTGATGAATTCAATGCTTTAAGTTCTTCATTTGATATAGGGACAAACCTTTTGCTTTCTAGGGAATTAAGGCTTTTCAGTTCTTCGTCTGAAATAGGGACAAACGGCATTATACTCACCTAGTTTCATTTATATCTTTGCATAAGCAAATCCAGCACGCCGGCGGATTGCGCCGCCCGGCGCATGGCTAGTTCATCTCCTTGGAAATTATCTATAATATCCTTAACCGCGTCCCATTTGCTTATTTCTCCCCTCTCTACTTTACCGCCCAAGTATACGCCTCTGGATTTGGGCTCGTATTTTATTCCGGAGGAAGCCGAACCACTTGAGCCTGCACCGGAATTAGACGACGGCAAAAGCCCAAGCGTTTGCGCGTATCTCGCAATTTCTTCTGGTGTTGCATCGTTTCCGGCGAACAATTTCGCCAAGGCTATTTTGTTTTCAAACTCCTGCTGCTTGGCCTTGGCGGTGGCCTGCGCCTGTGCAGTCTGGGCCTCGTACTTTGCCTTGGCAAGAGCGTTTTGCCTGTCAAGCTCCGCCTGCCTGGCCTGTTCTTCCCTGGCAAGGTCGGCATTATACATGCTGGTCCCCTGCTGCATAGCGGTATTATAAGAACCAGCTAAAGCGTCGTTGAACCAATTGGACGTGTTGCTCAGTACGCCGGCCGCCTGCTGCTGCTTCTGGGCCGCGCCTGCTTCAATGAGTTGGGCAATTTTGTCCTGCAATTCCTGGGTCTTTTTCTGCTGCTCCAGTCGGGCGGCCGCGTCCGCGTTGCCGCGCTGCACGGACAAGGCGGTCTGCTGGGTACGGTTCAGTCCGGAATCGGTCAGGCCCATGTTGGCCATGGCTTCCTCTACCTTTCGGCGGCCAACCAGTTCCTGCACGGCATTGGCGTCAAATTGCTTCTGATACGCCTCCGGAAGCTGCTCTATTTGCGCTTGATAAGGCTTGGTGGAAGCGGCTGTATTACGGTCAATCGCCGCATTCATACTATCAATAAGCTGTTGATCCGATTGCTTCCGCTGCTCGTGAATTTGGTTTAACGTCCCCTGACCTTTGCCGTATAATTCGTCAACGTATTCTTGAATTGACCTCGCCATTTATCTCACTTCCCCGTATACTTCATATCGAATAACCATGCCGTCCACCGCCATGGCACCGGCGCTATCGGCGCGGATTCCAAACCGTCTTATGCGGTTTACATGAGGCGTAACGGCCCACACACGCATATCCCCATCCCCATACATGCCGATTCGGTATGCATCCTCCTGCGTACCGAATTCCGTCACATAAGACAGTGTGATATACCCATCCGCCACATCGGTGGCGCCAATGTGCAGCTTGCGGACATTTTTGCGCCGTTCTGGACGACCGAAATCAAATAGTTTTGTCTGAAACATGGAGTGGATTGGGGTTGTGCCGTCAAGAACAAAATTCGTGGTTTTGGAATCTGCATCACCCGCCAACACATAGCGGATTATCCAATCTTCCGGTATACTTGTTTCTTCCGGAACCACCCGCCCTCGTCCAATCAGCACACAATTTTGACCGTCTGACAAGGCATGTATAAACCCCGTCTCCTGATTACTAAAATCCCATATGTACCACAATAAGCGCCGCGAAATCTTTTTGGGATCGGCGTAAGAACCTATTTGCGCAAAGGCGTTGTCCTTATAATTAAGAACGAGAACGCTGTTTTTCTTTCCAGATTCCAGATTCCCATTTATGAGCAGATAGTGCCCCTGCCAATCGCACGAAACTAGGCCTTTCGTGTTCGACCACCCGGCAAGTACGCTCTCGACGGGGCCGGATACATCCAATATATTCCGCTCGCTGTATTGACTAGCGGAACACAAGACATAAACCTTGCGGCTAGAGGAAGCCCATACCAGGCGATTATCACATAATTGTATGGTTCCGGGACAGTCGCATCCGATATTTGCGTGAATTTGCGTAATAGGGAACTTCGCCATATTGGCAGCCACGTCTATGATTTTACCGTCAATTACGTCCTGGGCCGTGAAGTCCCCGCCAGAAACATAAGTGGCGTAATACAGCTCCCGTTCCTTGAAAACGACCAACATATTTTCCTGCTTGGCAAACGCAGTTACGCTCTGGTTTGATTCTCCTACATATGCGTAGTTGTTCTCCGGAAAATACAAGGGATTGTTCGTGTCACTCCAATGAACAAGATTCTTGTGGCTTGAGTTTCCAGACACAAAATAGCGCGTACCGCCATTAATTCCGGAACGATCCCCGCCGAACCATGTCCCAAATTTCATGCCAAAAATTTTTGCTTTGTCAGTTGTCTGCTGACCGAACGCCGTTACGACTATATCGTTGTTTATCCCATTAGACGGTAGCGGTTTTTTCTGCCACGGCCCCGGATTGGTCTCTGCGTTTTCTCTTATCCAGGTTTGAATTGTGCCGTTTTCTTTAGAGGCTGTGAATTTAACCTCACACGCGGCAGAAGCGTCCTCTGAAAAGTTTAATGTAAGGACGTTGGATTCCGTCTCGTTTGCATCGATCGTCCACACCGGGACGGTGCTTCCATACATATAAGATATTGAAATAGGCTTGCTTCCATCCAAATTCTTTTGGGGCAAGACAAACCGGCTGCCTTTACCATCGGATGTAAACCCGGCTCGGAAGGCCGGTGTCAACATGTTATAACCTTCAAGCAACGTTCCATTTGGCGATTCCGGATTGTATAAGTCCGAATCTGTCCCCCTTCCGTTCACCGTAACCATAGGGGCATAAATTTCCGAATCGGCCAGTTTAATCCACGCTGTATGGCTTGTGTTCAATTCATACACATATCCTATATTGCTCTTAATCTTAACGAATGCATAAAACCCACAGCCCTTTGTTTTGTGCCCACTTTCTATAAGCTGGACATTGATTGTGGGCAGCGAAACAATAATTGTAATAGTGTTTCCAAGCTGTGTTTTTGTTCCATCTGAATGAAGCAATTCTATGGCGATGTGCGGATTAGCGAGCGGATTTTGAATTGTTATAATCGCTTTCATTGGTTCCCCGAGAAGATGATATGATTCGCTTGAGAAACTAACGGAATCAAACGGAAGCGTTAATTTTTCTATCTTCTCGGCATCGGTCATCAACCCCGGCCGTGTCCGGAGAGCCTGATCCTGCCACCACATATTGCAAATGTCGGTAAGCTGGTTATCCTCCACAAGATGCGGCGCATCCTTGAGGTTTACGCCGCCATCCAGCTTGGGAATAGTCACCATGTACTGCGGGCTTGCCTGCATTTTTGGAATACGCATGTTAATCCTCCCACACATTCGGAAGCGTGTCGACACGTCGCACCGGCGGGCGCTTCACGGCGTTCCGTTTCTGCTGATACAGGCTGGAATAAAACTGCTGATTTTCCCCATCTCCCTCGGACTGCGCCAAAAACATAGCTACGCCGTAGAGCATGGTGCTTTCTACTGCGTACTGAGACAGCGGAATATCGTCGTTGATGTTGGAAAGCGGGATATATGCGTCTTTACGCTCCAACGGCCAAATATCGGCCATTACCTGATTGACGATATTTAACCCGCGACGGAACAATTCAGCCGATTGTGCGCCGTTTACGGCCCCATCTGCACCTGTATATCCCAGCAGGGACATAGCCCGCCGGAACACATCGTTTCCCGTCCGCATTACATCACCCCGATTTCCTGTAGCATGGCCGCCTGCTGCTCCGGCGGCACAGAATCAAACGCTTGGCGATATTCCGGAGGAAGCCCGTCAATGATGGATTGCACATCAATCCCCTGTTGTTCAGGCGCTTGCATAGCCGCCTCTTCCTGCGCTCTCTGCGCCTCCTGCATCTCGCGGATAAGGCCGGAAAGATTAGGAACAGAGCCTTTGGGCAGCCGCTCCAGGTACTGCTTAGGCGTGATAATCTGAGAAGCCAAGAGATTGTCTAGGGTGTTCACGCTCTGGATTTCACTCCACAGGGTAGACGCGCCAACGTCAACCTTTACCGAGATAAGCAAATCCCGGTACTTCTCGCCGTCAAACGGCATATACCACACGCCGTTTTCGTCCTCAATTTTCAGGCTGCGCCGCCCGTACATGGTCACCCACATCTCAGCCCACACGCGGGCCACGTCTTCCACAAAACTGTAAAACCGATTCTGTACCGTCTGCATAGGCATGGTTGCAGCTTCCCGCACTGCCACAATAGCCGATGTGTTGTCTGGCCGCACGTCACCCAGCGCCGCGTCGTTTGCCCCGGATTGGGTGAGCGTGTTGGAGATAAGGGAAGCGATATTGTTATCGAACGCGGGGGCGAAATTCGGCGGGTTTACATAGCGCACCGCGTTCAGCATATCCTCGGACGTACCGTTGATTTTGATGATTTGGCCGGGGTCGTTGGTGATTGGTTGGTTTACCACGTCCCCGTTGACCAACGTCAAGGGCATACCCAGCATCATCACCGCCCATACGCTGGCTGTCAACATCCGGTTAATGGCAATTTGGTTGGGAATGAGATAGGTAATTTCGCTTTCGCCATAAGCGCAGTTCCGGCGGCGCTCCCAGCGGAAGACGGCCAGAGGGTACAACCGCAGTTTGGTGTCCCACCTGTACCGGATAGTAGCGCCGCGCGCGGCCACAGAGGCCATAATCTTGCACGTGCCGTCCTTGGCCCACTCTTTCCAAAATTTCGTCAGCACCGTGGCTTTACGGCTATCCTCAGGCTCGTCCTCTGACATGTCGCCAGCCATATACCCGGTATCCCTGTCAGGCTTAATCGCGTCGATTTCAGCCTCTGAACGGCCATTCCGGCGGGCCTCGCGCTGCAAATCCGCAACGCTCTTGCGCTGGGCGATAATGATATAGGGCTGCGCCTGCACGTCATATAGATTCGGGTCGCCAAAGTACACGTTTTCAATGTCCAGCACTTCACACGCAATATCCCCTTGGATGGGCGTGGTGCCGGATTCGTCCGCGTACAGCCCTGTACGGATTTTATCGTCCCAATAGGTGTACAGTACGCCGGTGCCAGACACATAGGCGTTGCGCAAGGCCTGCTCTTTCAGGTCGTCAAATTTTACACGCTCCGCCGTGGTCTTGAAGTAGTCGGACAGCGCGGTCATGGTCACGGCCAGCTCTTCCTCCGGCGGGAGGCCCATGGTTTCCTGCGGAGAAATCTGGCCCTGTGCAAAAGCGTCTCGCTCGTCTCTGGCCCGATCGCTGATACCAACGGTATTTGGCACGCCCTCCACCGAGTAATTGACGGTGACCGGATTGGACGCCACCACGGCCATTTTATAGTCGCCAATGCGCTTGATGACGTTGTGGCGCACCAGGGGCCGGTCGTTGCCGCACCGCGCCCCGTGCCACTGGTCTCCAATATAGAACCGCTCGTTGATTTTCCCTTGCTCGTACAGCCCTTTACGGCCCAAGCCGGATTTAAACGTCCGCCCGGCCTCGTATTCCGCAAATATCTGTTCCGGCTCCCACGGCTTTCTTTTCATGCGTATTCCTCCGTTCCCCTCCGGCGGTTCATGCGCCACCGGAAAGCATATAGAAGCCGCCGAGCGGTTTCCCACTCGGCGGCTGCGGATTATCGGGTATAGGCGTAGATGGTGTCCTGTAGGGATTTTTTGACGAACAGGTCGTAGTACAGGCGGTAGTCAAATTTCCAGGCGTCTGCCCTTAAGTTCTTGTCCGGCTCGAAGATGCGGACCTTCTCGGTCTTTTTGACCAGGGAAGCAGCCCGCTTCGGCAGCACCAGAATGCCGATTTTCTTTGCGCCGGAAGCCGGGACGAACCCGCCGGGGCGCTGGTCTGCACCGCTGGATCCGCTGTTGTCGGTCACGCCGTCATAAAACGTGTATGCCGTCTTCATGCGGTCGTCTGCTACCGGGATAATCGGCACGTCGTTCAGCTTCTTGACTTTGGTATTGATTTCGCCCTTGCGGAAATCGCTTACCATCAGCTGTCGGGAAAGCTCGGTGGTGTTCATCGTCGCCGACCAAACTTCGCTGTCAACAAAGCAAACGAGTTCCTCATCGTACCCGGCCACAGCCTGCACCTTGTTGATGGCCTCGGTAATCATTTTGTATACCTGGGAGGAGGGGGTACCGGTCACGGTGTGGGATTTGGTAGTGGCCAGGGTAGCCAGTTTGGACAGGACATACGCGTCCATTTCAGGCGACACCTTGGTGCGGATAAATTCGCCCATCACCTGTCCGGCCAGATTGGCGATACCGGTTTCGTCGTTGTCCTCTCGGTCAAGCTGGAAGGAGCGGCCGCGATCCATAGCCATCGTATAGGCCGTACTGGATACGGTCAGCGCACCGGTGACAAAGCCGTTGTCGCGGTCGTAGTTGCCGAGGCCCTGCATGTCCACATCCGGAATCAGTACAGTACGCGCCCCAACAAATTTGCTTCGCATGGCGTTGTCCGCGAAGAAACTGGTCTGAGCGGACTGAACCAGCGCCTTGTCCAGTTCTCCAGTAAGTTTAGACTGGAATTCTAAAGAATTGATAGTGCTTTCTGTAATAGCCATTATGTATTCTCCCTATCTTGCCCACACACCGGCCAGCATGGCGTCGATGGTGGGGTTTGTGGTTTCGCCCGCGCCCTCGGCTTGGGAACCAGCGGACGCTTTTGCCGCCTGCTCCTGTGTGGCCTTGGCTGCGGACACTTTTTTGCTTTCGGCGCGCTGGTAACGCAGATAGGCGTCGGTAAGGTTTTTGCCTTTTACTGCCGCATCCAGCACGGATTTGGGGACAGCGGAAAACTCCGCTAGTTCGGGAAATTCCTGCTGCAGCTCCACGAACTCATCGGCCAGCCTTTTGGCAAGGTCGGCCTTTTCTTTTTCCTGCGCGGCTGCTGCTTCCTTTTGCGCACTTTCAGCGGCGGTTTGGCGCTTGAGCTTTTCAGCATCAAAAAGCCGGTTTGCAAGCGCCTCGTTTCCGTCGCACTCCGCAAGGATAGATTGATAAAGCTGCTTGTCCTGGCTTTCCGCCAGGGCGTCCACCATCTCCTGCATACTCTTGCCGTTCGCCGCCGCCAAAAAGCGAATCTTTTCGAGCGTTGGGGATAATTCTTCAAACTTTAGACCCTTTTGCGCTAGGGATTGCGCCTCTTCTAACGAAAGCTCCCGGCTCTCATGATTGAACTGGATGGGGATGGTGATAGGCTGCTGCACGTCCTCCGTCGATTCCGCATCCGGTGTGGTGCCCAGAGCTTTAGCTTCTTCGGTCGTGGGTTCCGCTGCTGCGGTAGCTGTGCTTTCGGCGTCTTCCTGTGGTGCGGATTCAGCCGGCTGCATAATTTCGTTTTCTTCCATGATTTAATCTCCTCCCGCCCATGGTGAGGGCGTTTATTCCGTCGGCTCCTGTGCGGTGCCGTCGTAGGTTAAAAAGTTGGCCCATTCGCGCCGGAGTTTTTCGGCGGCTTGCTTATCGATGGCGCTGGCAGGCTCCTGGTTGCCCGTATTTGGCTTTTTACGAGTGGGGCCGTCTCTTGCCCGGCCAACCAGCAGACCGGTTAAAAACGCCGCCAGAACCCATCCAGCGGCGGCTATAATCCATATCACACATCCCACCCCCCTTGCATATCTCTTGGTGTTACCCCCGTCGGCGCATAGCCGCGCGCTTTCGGCTGGGCTTCTGCCCATGGGCGGATTTCGCTTTCCAGGCCATAACGAAGCGCATCCAAGCAGTGATTAAAAGCGTCAATCGGCTTATTGATATACTCCCCGGATTTCTTATCCTTCTGCCATGTGTAGTTTTCAAATTCTTCAATGGTACGGCTGCATCGTTCGTCTACAATAATTTCCTGCTGATTCAGCCACTGAATCCCATGCATGACACTGTCTGTGCCCTTTCTGGACGGTCGAATACGCGGAACACCCAGCAGACGGATTTCGTCTATACTTTTCTGTTCCGCGCAGTCTGCAATGATTCGTTCCTTGGCCAACCCTAAAGATTTTATCGTTGATGCTATCTTGTCGTTAAGCATTCCTTCGCCCTTGTATTCTCCAATAATAAAGACCTTGTGCTTGTGGCCGTCATACCACCCCCAGACAAGCGCAGAAGGGTCATTGATGTAGCCGAAATCTAATCCGCAAAAGAACTTAGCCCCTGCATACTCCGCCGCCGCAATTAGCCGCTTGGTCACACATGGGTATACCAGTCTGTCCAGCGTTGCAAACTCGCCCAAGGCGTAAATGCGATAATAGGCCGGGTTGCGCCGCTGCATATCCTCCAACATGGCGCAATAGTCCGCGGTAAGAAAGCGATTATCCTTATAGGTGGTCTGTATAACACTGGCGTTGTCAGGCTTTTTTACATAAAAATACCCGTATACCCAATTGGCCTTGGATACCGGGTTAAACATAAGATATATCTGGGGGTCTGGTTCGGTGGGGCGAAGCCGCAAATCCAACTGAAGAAAATCTTCTTCCGTAAGTTCCGTGGCTTCTTCGATAATTATGTCCGTAATTCCTGTGATAGATTTTATCTTTTCCGGATTGTCCATGCCCTTGAATATGAACATGGAGCCGTTATGCAAGGTTATTTGATAATCGGAACGATTGACCTTAGCCGCACCAAGGAATCCACTGGCTGATAAAAGGTCTAGCATCAACTGAAATATAGAATGTTTCAGAGTAACGCCTACTTTACGCACCACAAGCACCTTGCGCCGCCGATTTAGGGCTTTTAGTAGCATCTTCTGGCATGCACCGTAACTTTTTCCGCTGCCAGCGCCACCGTAGTATACCTCAAGGCGGCGGGAGTAATCGTCTATATGGTCATACACCCAAGAATTGAAGGCGTCGGGATTAAGTTGTCTCATTTAAACCATCCACTGTCTTCACTCGCTCGGCCACCCGCACTGCGCTCGCGGACATCGAAATAAAGCCGCATGGCCTGCACGTCTCCGGCCGAGCATTTTTTAATAAGGGCTTTCCAAACCGTGGCAAGTTCACTGTCTGCGAATTTATCAATTAAATCCGCTAGGTATTCCCTGAACTTTTCTTGCCCCATCCAGTCGTAAAAGGTGGTGCGGGCTACGCCTATTCCGTCGCATAGTTCCGTTATCGTCCCAGTAAATCCCGGATCCGCAAGCTTTTGCGCCATGCGTATCTGTTTTGGTTTTAACGTGAATTTGTCCGGTTTTGTAGCCATTTCCACCACCTCCCTTGCCTTATGTATCCCCAAGCCCACCCTCCGGCCGTTATGTCCGGCACAACAAAAATGCGCCCCGGATTCATCGTCCGGGGCGTTCTTCTCTTTTCCTACAATACCAGTTTACTTCAGCAGGGGCGGACATACAAGGACATTTACCGCCAAAGCGTGGAGCCTGCGCGTGTGCCTTGCGCTATATCCGATACGTTCGGCGGTTTCCTCAATAGTTTTACCGTCTATGTAGATATTGCGCAAGACGTCGCGTAGTTTATCATCCGGTATTCCGATAATACAAGACTCTATTTCGCGTCTAAGGTTTACTTTACGGTCTATTTCTCGGTCTAGCTCCGCGTCAATGTCCGCAATATGTTGCACGGCATCTAGTACCCTATCGCTAACGCCACCAAGATGCGGCATGCCCGACAATACGGGGGATACACTGACGGCCAGCGCCATCCATCTGTCTCTTTCAACAATCATCCTATTGATTTGGGCCTCTAGCATCAGATACTGCCCCAGATACTGCTTCTTTTCCTTGCTTGTCACCAGCCGCCCTCCTTTCCGCCTCCCGTTTAGCGCGCATCCGTGCATGATACGCCTTGCACACAGTTCGGATGTGCTGTACCGTATCGGCCACATAATCCCGCTTTCCCGGTTCCATGCACGGTGTTACGCACAGTCCGTCCGCGTTTGCCCATTGGCAGTGTGCACGCATACATTGTCTATAGCCTGCCTTTTTTAGCTTAACCGCTCTTAGCGGCCTTACCGCCTCCGCCCAAGCAGGTTTAAACCAATCCCAAAACTTTTTACAGACGTCGCTTTTGGCCGTACACCGTCTGCCCCTACTGCAACTTGCGCATGGGCTATTAGGCAATCGCATAATCATCGTCTCCCACCCCAGACGCACGCCGCGAAGAACAACCCCACGCAGGCCCCGGCAGATGCCGCAAGCAGCAGATACACGATGCCCAGTATGGGCGATATACATATGCTCATGGCGTGTCCTCCTTCTTGTACCACGGCTTAAATTCCCGTATTTTTTCCAGCAACGTTTCAGCGTCTCCATCGAAGCAGATCGCCCTATCGTCTATGTAGCACACTGCCGGCGGCTTTGTGCTGCTTACCCCGTCCACGCTGATTTTTTGCCGTTTTAGCCAATCTATTACGGATTGTTCCCCGGCCGGTTCCGCGCACCGCGTAGAAACGACCACTACCCGATATCCCGCTTCTCTGATTTTGCTTATCGCGTCTTTTATGCCTGCTACAGGCGGATCCGGGATTTCCGATACCCCACACCATCCGCTTGTATAGCTGTGTATCACTCCATCAAAATCAAATACTACCGTTTTGCTCATTGCGTGGCCTCCTCGTCGCAATAAATCTGTAACCACCGATCGCGGCATTTTTTGCAGGCGATTTGCGGCCAACGCATAATCTCCCCGCTGTCCACGGTTATGCCATCATCGTAAAAATCAGTGCACTGGTCATACCTGCCGCAAAGTGATTTATTGTCAACAAAACAGTGATACTTAGCGGATTTGTAGATATAGCCGCCATCATTACCGACGGGCAATTGCCAAACCGGGCGCACGTAACTATCAAAATTCATGTAGATCATCCTCCTTCGGCGGTTCAGGCAATGGCATCCAGTGGGTGATTAACTCTTGCCTGGGGCAAAGGTTATTATCTAGCATCGCCCATCCATCGATTCTCGATTTGGCAAAATCAATCCGTTTGTCTTTTACGCCATAAGCTATCAGCACCCTTTCGCTGGCAAGCCCATCTCCTACTTTTTCCGGAAGCCTATCCTTGACGCTTATCCAATCAAACATTGCTAGCGCCCTCCTTTATCGCCCTCTCCGCTTCCTCGTGGGTCAAAAACACAAGCTTATCCATATAATCAAGGCATCCAGGCGAAAACGGTATTGCCCGGACTTCCTCCTTGCCGCAAAAATCACCATATTGTACATGGCAGGATTTATATCGCTCATGGTCGATTACAGCGCAATCTCTGCAACCCGGGTGCACAATTTCATACACCGTATCCCCGGGTTTGCACGGAAGCCACAACAGCAGACCTTGTTCTTCCGCGTCTTTGTATTCTATTAGACGGGCGCGTAGTTCGGCGGATTGCGTTGCCACAGCGTACAGTATTGCAATTTCACAATCGCATCCCGCGCATTCTCCGCTGGAAATTTCGCAGGAAGTTCGGCCGCACAGCTTGTTTTTGCTAACAATGCGCGACAGGTATTCGCACAGACCGATGTCTTCTTCCCCCGTCCCCATATCGTAAATATACACTGCCGCCCTTTGCGTAAGCGTAATTCAGTATGGCCTCTTCTTCGTTTTGTGGCTTGTCGGTTATAAGCCTATCCATCCGTTTCCCTCCTCAGCCATCTCTCACACGCTTCCCGCGTGTTGAATTCCTCTGTCCAGGCGTTTCCGTCACGGTTGTCTATCCCGATATACCACCCGTTTTCAATCGTCCAAAACAGCCCTTTACGGCCACGTAAGGCTATGATTTTGCGGGCTTCGTATGGACTGATGCATGTGACTGGGTTAAATTCCATCGCCAAGCACCTCCAGAAGCTTCACAGCCTGGTCGTACGTAATATCGTCAGCCCTGACAAAGGAGACTCTGTACGCCGCCTTGCGAATAACCTCTCTCTGCCGGATAGCTTCAAGTGCTTCCGCCGTGGCCTCCTCCAGGTGCGTTCCTCCGTGATTGCGCGGCCGCCCATTTGGGTTGTAATAATCGCAGCCCACTTTGATTCTGCCGGTTGGCGTTACCTTGTCGACGGTTTTCACGGTGTCATCGCTATATATCCCCCTGTAGCAAACAATCACCTTATCCCCGGCTTTTAGGTTTTTAATCCAGTCGTTATTCATCTTTTTTCACCTCCAGCGGTTCTTGACACAACGCAAATACTCTGTTTGCAAGCCATAGCCCTGCCGTTGTTTCGCTTTCATATGGGCCAGATTCCATAAAGCCCACGGCTAAATTTTCGATTTGGTCTAGGCTGGCTTTGTATTTATCCCGTTCCGCCGTAATACTGGAAAGGTCGGATATGGTATTCGACCAGCTGTTCCGGACGCGGACGATTTCCGACTCCTTTTCGGCAAGCTGCTTCTCTACGATTTGGCAACAGGCTTCCATCCCGTCGAGCTCTCCTAGAGTCTCTATGTACCGGCAATGTTCGTGTTCGGCGGTTGCCTCTGTTTCTGCAAGCTGCTTCTCCAGCGCATCGATAGCGTTGGCGGCTTCGTCAACATCGTCAAGCACGTTGCAATTGTCCTGGTCACGCAGGCGCTTTACCAGTTCCTCATACATCCGTTATCCCTCCTCTGCCGGCTGGTTCAGCCAGTACACCGTAGCCTCTATGGCTTCTTCCTCTGCCACATAGTTTTCTCCATCCGCCGCGATAAACGGCGCGTAGGCATCCCAATCGTCATACCTGGTCATATGCGGCGCTAACGCTTCTGGGCTGGCTGCGATGCGTTCGAAATTGGTTATCGTCTTCGGCCTATACGCACCGCACGGCCAAGTAAATCCGCTCCCCTTGCAATCTTCGTATTTTTTGCAGTTTTCACACTTACCCATCCTGCACCTCCGGTTTCCGCCTGTAGGCAAGCCATTTCGTACCGTAGTCGTCAAGCGCAAGGTCGGTCTTGTTAGCGATACGGAGGTAAAGCCAGCCCCCGGCGGTAAAATCGACTATATCCCACCATTGACATTTGCCCTTTACGACATATACCGGCTCCCCGCGCATTCCCCGCAGTTCCTCCAGCGTCAGAGGTTTGTTCTCCTGCAATTGGGTGCGTAGGGCGGCAAGCACTAATTCGTTAATAGCTTTCGCCCTCAACGCGGAAGGGCTGAAATCTTGTGAAAACACAAGGAGTTCAAAGGTCTTTATCGCGTCTTCAATCGTGACGTTAGTCGCGTCTTCAATCGTCATCTTCGCCCGCCTCTTTTCGCGTCAGCGCAACCAAAAACGCCGCGTTTGTCAGTACATGCCACATGTGCGGCATTTCACTTTCCGGGTCGTGCGTTTCGCCCATCTGGTACGCCATCAGGTGCCGCAGGAGCGCCGCGACATAGCGCTCCGGCTCCACGCCGCGCCAACTATTAGGCTCATACTTTTCCGCCCCATAGGTCAGCACACGGCCGAGTGCCATGACAGCCTCGGGCGGCACCAGGTCAAGCCTGGTCTTTCCTTCGTCGTATTTTAATCCGTTCATAGATTTGTCCTTTCTTCTGTTTCGTCGGCTCATCGCGTTACTCTGTCTTTCGGTCGCTGCTTGCGGCAATCGTCATAGTGGGCGCATACAAACGCCCCGCACGAAAAACATCTGTTTACATCAGCAGGTGGGGCAACACGCAGCCAAAAACAATCGTCCTTGTGCTTGCAGTTGCCGCAGTAATCCCGCCGGTGACAGCTGCTACATGTGCTTAATGCCATATCACTTCTCCTCCACGGTGATTTCTGTCCGTTTCTCCGTCCCATCCACGCGCCGAAGCACTAAATCTATCTTGCCAAAGCTATCGTCCTCAATAATTCCAGCCTTGACCAGTCCGTCAAGTATCATCTTTCCGCTGTAGTTGTCCGGGTCTCTCCGTCGGTTATCGCCGAAACAGTAAGCCAGCGTCACAACGGAATGCGCGATAGGTTTTTTAGGCGCTGGCTTGCAGTATACCTTAACCAGCATAGCCCACGTCTTTTTCTGTGCCTGATACTCCCGAAAATTGGTGCGTCCAATAAACTGGTTATTGCTTGGCGGTACGTGTGGGACTATGTAGTGGTACGTCAAAATGGGTCGACTTGGAATATGACCGTTATAATCCATCATCCCACCGACTCCATAAATGAGCTATATGCAGATATGTATTCCCACTTTTGGCTGTACCTTTGATACTTGCTTGTTGTTTCCCCGACACTTATTTGTGTATTTGTAGCAACCACTTTGCTGGGAACTACCAGTGTATCCACTTCGATTCCATCCCCGCCAATCATCCGCAACACATAAATATCGCATGTGCAAAAAGGCTTTTCGAGGTTGAACGAATAGAAATTGCCTCCCGTGCCATGATATAGGCGGCTCGCCTTTACATCCACCTTTACACTGTCATTCACAAGCAAATCATACGGAAAATTTTGCGGCATCCGGCGCACTTCGTACCCCATCGACACAAGGCGCTCCATTATGATTTTTTCGTGGCTTTTCCCAAATGTGGTTTCACACTCCTTTATCGGCAATCGCATTTTCTCTGCAAGCGCATACCAACCGCCCTTGCGACGGGTAATGGCGTTGGTTAGCGACGTGTCCCCACAGTATTGCTCGACCTCTTTTCGTGTTGGCATCCTGTCTAGATGGCTAAACTTGACTATCTCAATAATTTTCTCTGTGATTTCTTCATCGGTCCATCTGGTCCCGTGAGTGTATCCCATTCCACTTCCTCCTAAAAAGGCAACGAATCCGAATCTTCAATTTCCTCAAAATCGCCCGCATTGGCGGTGGAAAAAGCAGGGGGCGTTTCGCTGTACTGGGGAATCTGGGAATCATACCGGGAGCCGCCGGACGGCG